CGTGGATCGACGGCGAGGACATCCCCGGCCCGTTCGTCGCAGCGAGCAACGGGTTGCTGCAGGTGCCCACCCGAAAGCTGGCCGACCACCATCCGACGTTCTTCAACCTCGTCAGCGTGCCGTTCGCCTATGACCCCACCGTGCCGGCCCCCACCCGGTGGCTGCGGTTCCTCGACCAGCTGTGGCCCGGCGACTCGCAGTCGGTCGCCGCCCTGCAGGAGTTCTTCGGCTACGTGCTGTCCGGCTCGACCGCCCAGCACAAGATCCTGCTCATCGTCGGACCGACCCGATCTGGGAAAGGCACGCTGGCCCGGGTCTTGGCGGCCATGATCGGCCGCGCCAACGTCGCCGGCCCGACGCTGGCGTCGCTCGGGCAGAACTTTGGGCTCTCGCCGCTGCTCGGCAAGCCGCTGGCCGTCATCTCCGACGCCCGGCTCGCCGGCCATGACACGCACAGCGTCGTCGAGCGGCTGCTGACCATCTCCGGCGAGGACTTGATCACCGTCGACCGGAAGTACAGGGATCCGTGGACGGGGCGGCTGCCGACCCGATTCCTGATCTTGTCCAACGAGCTTCCCAACTTCGGTGACATGTCGGGCACCATCGCGCACCGGATGGTGATCCTGCTCATGTCGCGTTCGTGGCTGGGCCAGGAGAACATCCGGTTGACCGACGAGCTGCTCACCGAGCTCCCGGGGATCCTGAACTGGAGCCTCGACGGTCTGGCCCGGCTGACCGAGCGGGGCGCCTTCACCGAGCCGGCGTCCTCGGTTGATGCCGTCCTCACGCTGATCGACTCGGCGTCGCCGACATCGGCGTTCGTGCGGGACCGGTGCGTGGTCGGTGCCGGGTTCGAGATCGAGGTCGACGTTCTGTACCGGGCCTGGCGGGACTGGTGCGAGGTGAACGGGCGGGACAGGCCGGGGAGTGTGCAGGCCTTCGGCCGGGCTCTGCGCTCGGTCGTCCCCGGGATGAAGATGACCCGCCCCAGAGACGGCGAGGACCGGCCGCGGCGCTACCAGGGTCTGACCCTCAAGCACCTGGCCCGTGTTGAACCCACAATGGCGCGGACCGCGGACCAACGCGGACCAACATCATCTAAAGGGCCGATGACTCCTGACGGTCCGCGATGGTCCGCGACCCAACCCAATGTGGGTTCAACGAAACCGGACACCGTCGCCCGTCCGCATCACCCAGTCGACGCCGAGCTCGACGACCTGCTCGCACATCCAGGCCTGCCGGGAACCCACCCGGCACTACAGGAAGGAGACCAGCATGCCTAGCCGGGAGGAGAACGAAGCGTTCTGGACCAAGATCCAGAACGTTATCGACTGGGCTCTTCTGCAGTTGAAAGAACAACAGGGCGAGGGAATCGCCCGAGCTGTCGCCCAGCGGCTCGATGACCGTCAGTGGCGGCTGATGACGGAAGTCGACGTCAACGCCGACGGTGAACCGGTCCTCGGCTCGTTGTGGTACAAGGTCGAAGTTCGCACCGATCAGGGCGGCTGGATAGAGCTGTGCAAGGCGCACTCGCAGGTACTCGGTGTCAGCGAGGAGAACGCCCGCGACGAGATCCACATGACGGCGCTACAGCACGGCATCGGCATCCCCGACGACCTGTCCGGGCTGGACAAGAAGAAGGACGACTGAGCCGCAGGGCCCGGCGCATGGTCGCCTGCCTCGCGCCGGGTCTTGCATACATATGCGGTCACGTGCAGTGATATGCTGGCCGTGAGGCAGGCACCTCGGAAATGGAGAGTGCCTTGCCCCTCCTGGACCAGCTGCGGCAGCGCCGCGACACCGCCCGCGAAGCCGCCGAACAGATCTTGACCCGAGCCAGCGACGAAGGTCGCGACTTGTCCACGGACGAGTTGGCCGAACACGCCCAGCACGTGATCGCGGAGCGGGAAGCCGCCGACGAGGCCGACCGCATCCGCGACGAGCAGATCGCCGAGCTCCGGGCCGGCGTCGCCCGCAACGGCCGCCCGGTCCTGAGTCGGGCCAGCCAGGATCTCGCCCGCCAGTTCCGGTCCGCGATCTACGCCAAGAACCCGGCGCCGATCGAGGTGTACGGCGACCTCGACGACGAGTGGCCGGCCGACATGCCCGAGGTGGTCCAGGGCCGCACCGGCAAGGTCCGGGTGCACACCCGAGATACCCTCAAGAGCACCGCGACGCAGGCGCTGTCCACCGACGTCTACGGCACGATCGTGCAGCATCTCGTCGAGACGTCGAGCATCATGGCGGCCGGCGCGACGGTGGTCACCACGTCCACCGGCGAGGACCTCGTGGTGCCCCGGTCCACCGGGTTCGTCTCGTCGGCGATCATCGGTGAGGGCGCGTCGATCACCGAGTCCGATCCGACGCTGTCCACGGTCACCCTCGGGTCGTACAAGTACGCGAATTACTTCGAGATCAGCCAGGAGCTGGCGAACGACACCCCGACCAACCTGCTCGACTTCCTGGCCCGGCAGGCCGCGCTGTCCCTCGGGCTCGGCGCCGCCGGGTTCGGCGACGATCTGATCAATGGCACCGGCACCACGCAGCCGCGCGGTCTGCTGCTCGACGCCGGCACCGGGGTCACCGGCCCGGCCGGCACCGGCACGTCGCTGGGCACGCAGGGAACCGCCAATCAGGGAACCGACGCGCTGTGGAACCTCGTCGGCAGTCTCGCCGAGCCGTACGCCGCCGCCCCGTCCGCCGCGTTCCTGCTCCGGAACGCGTCCGACATCGTGATCAGGAAGTTGAGAGATACGACCGGGCAGCCGGTCGCCGGCTTGGCCGAGCGGGGCCGCATCCTCGGCTACCCGTCGTATCTCGACCCGTTCATGCCGAGCATGGCCGCCAGCGCCGAGTCGATCGCGTTCGGCGACATGTCCCGCTACTTCGTCCGGATCGTCAACGGCGTGCGGTTCGAGCGGTCCGACGAGTTCCGCTTCCAAAACGACCTCGTGGCGTTCCGCTGCATCCTCAGGCTCGACGGGGCACTGATCGACACCGGCTCCGTCAAGACGTTCGTCAACACCACCTGAGCCGCGGCGATGTGGCCTTTCCGTAAGCGCCACGATCGGGCGCTCTGGCAGGTCGGTGACGCCTATCCCGGCCCGTCGACTGCGGCCGGCGTCCGCGTCACCCCGGACACCGCGATGCGGCTGTCCGCGGTGTGGGGATGCGTGCGGCTGCTCGCCGATGTCGTGTCCGAGCTGCCCGTGCACGTCTTCGCCAAGGGCACGCGCCGCGAAGTCGACCCGCCGCGGGTGCTGGTCACCCCGGCCGCCGGCACCGACCTGCCCGACTGGGTGTGGCAGCACATGGTGTCCTACCTGCTGCGCGGCAACGTCATGGGGCTCGTCGTCGACCGGGCCGGGCTCGGCCGGCCGAGCCAGATCGAGCTGGTCAACCCGGACCGGATCGCACCCGATGTCGACCAGTACGACCGCACCGTCACCTGGCGTCTCGACGGCCAGGAGATCGACCGGGACGAGCTGTGGCATAGGCGCGCCTACCCGGTGCCCGGCATGGTGCTCGGGCTCTCACCGATCGGGTACGCCGCCCAGTCGATCGGGCTCGGCCTGGCCGCCGAGCAGTTCGGGGCCAAGTTCTTCGGCGACGGCGCCACCCCGAGCGGGCTGCTCAGCACCGAGCAACGTCTCACCCGCGGCCAGGCGATGGAGCTGTCGGACATGTGGCACCTCGCCCACAAGGGCAAGCGCAAGACCGCGGTGCTCGGCGACGGGGCCAAGTTCCAGGCCATCAGCGTCGCCCCCGATGAGAGCCAGTTCCTCGACACGCTCAAGTTCAACGTCCAGCAGATCGCCCGGATCTTCGGCGTGCCACCGGAGATGATCGCCGCCGAGAGCGGCAACAGCCAGACCTACGCCAACATCGAGAGCCGGGACCTGTCGCTGCTCAAATACGCGGTGCAGCCGTGGCTGGGCCGACTCGAACGGGCCATGAACACCCTCGTCACCCGCGGCCAGTACGTGAAGTTCAACGCCGCCGGCCTGCTCCGCACCGACCTCAAGACCCGGTACGAGTCCTACGCCATCGGGCTCGACAAGGGGTTCCTCACGATCGAGGAGGTCCGAGACCTCGAGGACCGCGAACCGCTACCCGCCGGCACCGCCCGCCCGCAGTTGGAGGCAGTCGTATGACCGACCAGCTCGCCGCCAACGTCGACCTCGCCGTATGGCTGGATTACGCGACCAACACCCTGCCCACCGACCGCGCCGAGCTGGCGCTGCAGGTCGCCACCGGCTGGGTGCAGGACGCCTGCCGGCAGAGGCTCGTGCCCGTCGTCGGCGACGTGATCACCCTCGACGTGGCGCCCGGCACGACCGAGCTGTGGCTGCCCGAGCGACCGGTCACCGCCGTGACCACGGTGTCGATCCTCGGCGTGCCGCTGACCTCACCGACCGACTGGGTTCTCGTCGAGGCGTCCAGGCTGCGCGCCAAGCGGTGGACCTACTGGCCGACTGCCGACCCCGTCGTCGTCACCTACAACCACGGGTACCCGATCGCCCCGCAGACCCTGCGCGGTGTCGTGCTCGCCGCCGCCGCCCGCATCCTCGACAACCCGGCCAGCCACGCCACCGACACCGTCGGCGGAGTCGCCTCCACCGCGGCCGGCACCGGGTACGTCGGCCGGCTCACCGCCGACGAGGAAGCCACCCTCGTCCCGTATCGGGCGTTGGAGGCGGTCGCATGATCCAACTGCGGTCCTACACCACCGGCCTGCAGGTCCGCGACGGCGGCGACGGCCGCACCCTGGTCGGCGTGGCCGCCCCGTACGGCACCCCGGTCACCATCCACGAGGGCGGCCGGACCTACGTCGAGACGTTCGTCCGCGGCGCGTTCAACGACGACACCGCCGACCCCGGCGCGATCCCGCTCACCGCCCGCCATCCGGGCTCCAACGACGTGCTGCCGATCGGGCGCACCGTGTCGCTGCGCGAGGAGCACGACGGGCTGCATGGCGAATGGCAC